CAGGTCGAGCAGTGGTCACAGTTATTTCCGGCAGTAGACGTATTGCAGGAATTGAGAAAAATGAAATCTTGGCTGGACAGCAACCCAAGTAGACGAAAGACCAAGCGAGGGATCCTTAGGTTCGTGAACAGTTGGCTGTCAAGAGAGCAGGATAAGGGAAAATTGAATTACAGGACGAAAGCGCCACAGATAAGCGAGGTGGACAGCTGGTGACACGAGAAGAGTTTAAGATGATCGTAAAAGCGATGATGGCAGCGTATCCGCAGAATTGTCCGGTCAAGACGCAGGATGTGTTTGAACTTTGGTACTCGATGCTGAAAGATCTGATGTATGGGACGGTGAGTGCAAGGCTGAAAACGCATATCAAGACTTGTAAGTATGCGCCGAGCATCTCGGAACTGCGCGGAATGGATGGGGAGAAAAGGAACAGTTTTAACAATTTCCATCGCAGACATTATGACATGGAGCAACTGGAGCGGAGCTTGCTGGAGTCTGGGAAGAACAAGATCGAAGTGAGGGATATGTATGGCAGACAAGAATAAAAGCCGCACGGAAGAGGAGATACGCAGAGTGAAGATTTTCCAAAGAAATCTGGATTATGAAATGTTTTGCGTGTATTGGAAATGGCTGTGCAGCCAGATCAATCCGAAGTCGGTGAACAGATTGGAGGAACGAAAGAACGATGAATAAAAAAGAGATATTGGAGATTAGAAAGCAGCTTACACCAGTGAATTGTGCGATCACTAGAATTTGCGGGTGTTATGTGGATCATGAAAAGACAAAACGCATGCAGATGAAAGAAGCATTTTTGTCGATGCCGGAGGAAGAGGGATTCAAATATTTTGACATGTTAAGAAAAACACTTTCCGGAAAAATCGGAAGAAATCTGCTGAATTTGGAAATCCCGATGGAAGAAGAGATGTCGGGAGGTGCACAGGAATTTCTTCTACGGCTACGAGACAGCAAGCTGAAAGATGATGAACTTCTGAATGCTTTTTATGAGAAAGTGATCGAGAATTATATTTGCTCAGGGAATTATTACATTGTTCTGGTCCATGCGATGTACGACATTCCGGGAAGAGCGTCTGATCAGACGGAATTATACGATGCATCGGAAGAAGTGTATGAGCATCTTCTTTGCAGCATCTGCCCGGTTGAACTTTCAAAAGCAGGGCTTTGCTATGACGAAGAAGAGAACACGATCACAGAGCGGTGCCGGGAATGGGAAGTGGGAGCACCGGTGAAAGGATTCTTGTTTCCGGCATTTAATGACCGGAATACCGACATCCATGCAGCATTGTATTACACGAAAAAAACAGAAGAATTGCAGGAACAGCTGACACAGGCACTTTTTGGCGTGAATATCCCGCTTTCTGCGGAAGCACAGAAGAGCATGTTCCAGAAGATTCTCGGAAATGTACTGGAAAACCGGGCAGGATATTCCATCGTCATGGATGTTTATGATCGGCTGTATGAACTTTTGGAAGAGGGGAAAGACGATCCGGATCCGGTTACAGTAGGAAAATATGAATTGCGGAGGATTCTGGAAAACAGCGGTGCCGCGGAAGAGATGGCAGAACGATTCGAAAAGGAATACGAGGAATTCATTGGCAGAGACACTTTGCTTCAGGTTTCCAATCTGGTAAGCCCAAAAGGAATCACGATCAAGACAGCAGATGCAACAATCCGTCTGGAACCGAGCCGGATGGATATGTTGGAACCGACGGATCTTCATGGCATGAAGTGCCTGGCGGTCAATGCAGACGGCTTGGTGGAAATGAATGGGATCTCGGTAGTGGTTGACCTAGATAAACCGGAAGTGTAGGGGGCACTGAATGAAGAGCAATATTCAAAAAGTAAAAGCCATAGAGTCTCAAAATAAGCGGAAGATCCTTTCTGTCAACCAGAACGTGGATGAAAGCAGTGGGATCTATTTTCTTACGAGGGCGGATGAGAACGGGATCCAGTACGCATATATCGGACAGGCAAAGCATTTATTGACTCGGTTGGCGCAGCACTTAAGCGGGTATCAGCATATTGATCTGTCCCTGAAAAAGCATGGAATGTTTTCGGAGGGGAATGTGTATGGCTGGAAAATAAACTTTCTGCATTATCCGGAGAATGAACTGGATGAACATGAACAATTCTGGATCAAACGATATGCAAAGAATGGGTATCAGCTACGGAATAAAACTGCCGGAGGGCAGGGCGAGGGAAAGAAGCAGATCAGTGAATACCGACCGGCGAAAGGATATTATGATGGAATTGCGCAGGGGAAAAGAACTCTGGCAAGAGAATTGTCACATATCATGGAGAAACACCTAACGGTGGGATTGAAACCGGAGAAATGCGGAAATAAAGTGTCGGAAAAGCAATTAGAGAAATTCAACAGGCTATTGGACGAGAAAAGTTATATGGAGTAGAGAAGATGGATGAGAAAGAAATGGAGTTGTGGAAAGAAGAGAAAAGGCGGAAGAAAGCGCAGTTTGCCGCGATGCAGAATCAGCCTTATGAGGTGAAAGTAAAACGGGCAGAGCTTCGGGCAATCGAGTTCGTTGAGAAGTTAGATGAAATGGACATGGAAGCTCATGTGAGTGTCGGTGGATTGGACAGTATAACGTTGCTTTTGTTCTTGAGGAAAATAGGAATTGACATTCCGGCAATTTCAGTTTCCTCGTTGGAAGATAAGAGTATTCAAGAGATTCATAAAGAATTAGGTGTTATGCCAATTAAGCCGATGAAATCCAAAGTTAATATTATACGAGAGTTTGGCTTTCCGGTAATTAGTAAAAAGATTGCAGGGAGAATCGATACCTTGCAAAATCCAACAGCAAAGAATCAGACTGTCAGACATGCAATTATAACAGGGGAATGCGGGGAACAGGGACATTTTGCTAAAAACAGTAGGATGAAACTGCCGCAAAAATGGCTGGAACTTTTTGCAGGATATGAAAATGAGAATGAGGGGACAGGTTATCGAATTGCTCCGTTTAAAGTTTCGAATAAATGTTGTCAGTTTCTGAAAGAAGATCCTTGTGACCAATATGCGAAAGAACATAGGAGTGCTCCGTTTCTTGGTCTTATGGCATCAGAGGGAGGACAGAGGGAGGAAGCACTTGTAGATCATGGCTGTAATTACTTTGGAAAAACAGTCATTCGAAGTGCACCATTTGCACCGTTTTTGCGTCAAGATTTGCTTCAGCTTGCATTGGATCTGAATGTTCCGGTTCCGAAAATATATGGAGAAATTAAAAGAAAACCGGATGGAATGCTGTATACAACAGAAGCACAAAGAACGGGGTGCAGCATGTGTGGGTTTGGAATCCACATGGAAAAGAGACCGCACCGTTTTGATAAGCTCAGGGAAAGAAATGAAAAAGAATGGAAATTTTGGATGTATTCGTGTTGTACAGATACAGAAACAGGAGAAAAGTACGGTTGGGGAAGAGTTCTGGACTACATAGGCGTAGAGTGGGAAGACCGATATGTTGATTGGGAAAAAGAACAAATGAGCATTTTTGACTTTCCGGAGGTATTACCATGATAAAACAAATGAATCTGTTTGATTTTATTGAGCCACCGGTTCAACCGGGCGAGTGGCTGCAGGAAAGTCAGCTTGGAGAAGAAATGACCTTTGATGAGATCGCACAGTCTGTAGGAAAGGTGATCGCGATTGATAAGAGCACCCAATCTCACGCATGGTATAAGGCAGTACTTGTCGAGAAGATACTGGAAAGAGATGAGTACGATGGCATATACAGGCGGCTCATTTATTATGATGGAGCGAAGCAAAGAGGGTATATCAGTGAGATGTATTTTCAAGTTGAAGGTTCAAGAAGTTACCAGAGAGCATGGAGGATAAGATGAGAAACGTGATCAGGAGCATTCGGAAAGGTTCTGCGCAGTGGAACGAAGAGGATCGGCTGAAGATAGCAACATTGTTATTAAAAGCCGGATACTCTGTCAAGATCGGGAGACAGCAGATAGAGAGTACCGGAGGTAAGAAACAGATGGAGTATACGGTGGAATACTGGGAGGAAGAGAAGTGAGCTGGGTAGATAAAGCGCACAGGCGCAACAAAGTAGCGAGGGATATTTCAAAAGTTGTTGTGAAAGATGATTATATTGTAAAGGGTGCGTGTTCCGTTGAAATGCAGACAGTAAAGGATCTGAAAGAAACAGATTATGTAAAGGTTACTTCTGCAAATTATAATCGGTTTGGGAACAACCCGCACATAAAGGTGGTGGGAGTGTAATGAGAAAAGGAAAGAGGAAAATCCGGATTGAAACTCCAAGAGGGGTGATATATACGCAGGCTTCCAACGGCGGAAAAGTTTCCGCAAAACTGGAGTGGAATCCGGCATTTGCGTCCAGGATGGGAAAAGGATTCGAAAATGCGCAGGGATTTATTGATTCAGAATGTATCCGGCGCATGAATCCGGAGACACCAAGACGGACCGGTGTGCTGATTAAATCAGCTACACTCGGCACAGTAATCGGTTCAGGAGAAATCAATCAAATTGCTCCGTATGCAAGGAGGCAATATTACGAGCATAAAGAGAAATCTTACTGGTTTGAGAGAATGAAGAACCGGCATAAAGATTCTATCTTGAAAGGAGCAGCACAGTATGTCAAATCTCATTAACAGTATCCGGGATTATATTCTTACATGCCCATTTCTTTCAGAGTGGAGAGTCAACGTGGATTATCTTGGCGCAGGAATGGAGTATTCCATAGATCCTCTTCCGTGCGATCCTGTGATCCAGAGGTATACGGATGGAGGAGCAAAGAAACAGTTCCAGTTTGCGTTTACCAGCAGAGAAGAATATGATCAGGACGCGAGGATCAATATTGAAAACAGCGGATTTTATCAAGCTTTTGAAGAATGGCTGGAAATACAGGACATGGCAGGAAAACTGCCGGATCTTGGAGAAAATAAAATCCCGATCAAAGTAGAAACATTAAATAGCGGCTATTTATACGATGTAGATGGAGAGAAAGCCCGATATCGTATAGAGTGCCGCTTGATTTACAGACAGGAGGTCTAATATGGCAGAGTCAAAAGAAGTATTGGTAAAACGCTCGCAGCGCGTGGCATATATGGACACGGCTGCAGCAGAGGGGCCGGCGAGTTTTGAACGAATGACAGGGTTTACCTCAATGACAAATTCTAAGAATCCGAAAGAGTATTCCAGACAGTATATTGATATGGATACGGAGACTTCGGATGTAGTTGGATACGCACCGGCAATTGAGTATTCGTTTGACCGATATTCAAGCAATCCGGTTCACGAGAAGATCGCGAAGATCCACGATGGAGAACTTCTCGGGAATGATACGCATGTGGATATTGTTGTGGTTGATTTATTTAAAAAATCGTCCGCGGGAGAAAAATATCATGCCACAAAGCGTACCTATGCAGTCATTCCGGATTCCGATGGAGATGGAACGGATGCGTTGATTTACAGTGGATCATTGAAAGCTGTATCAGCGATTGAGATTGGAAATGTGACATTTGCCGGATCAGATTTTAAGAAAGCGACCTTTGCGAGCGGAGCATATGACGCGGATTAAGTAGGAGGATGAGCCAATGAGCCTTTGGAAATGGAATAACGTGGAACTTGAAGTTGACATGGAAGACGCAGAATTCTTGGAGCGGTATGAAGCCGCTTTCAAGAAAATGGGAGAAACGGAAAAAACACTTCAGAAGACAGGCAGTCAGTCTGAAATTGTAAAAGAATTTTGTAAGATGTTTTATGATCTGTTCGATGATTTGTTTGGCGACGGAACCGGAGATCAGCTTTTTACCGGAAAAATGAATTCAAGAATTTGCGAGGAATGTTATGATTCATTCCTTGCAGAATGTCAGAAAGGAATTTTAGCAGCAGCAGAGCGTAGAAATAACCGGATGAATAAGTTCAGACCGAACCGGCAGCAGCGTAGAAAAACAGGGAAGTGATTTCTTTGAATTTGTTTTATGAGAAATATCCAAGTACGATCCGAGTACATGAAAAGTGGATTCCGATCATTACAGATTTCAGGGAGTACATCCGGCTTTTCGATATGCTCCGTTGTGACGAACTGAAAAGCAGGGAGAAAGTATTTATCATCCAAGAATATTTTTTGGAGGATATTACGATTGATGCGGATGCGATTATGGCGCTTTCTGATTTTATTCTCATGCTGGATCCAGCGGATGAACAATATAGTGAGGAAATAGAGACACCAAGGAAGAAGAATCTTTTTTCCTATACGATCGATTATCCATATATCTTATCAGGTTTTTTACGGGATTATGGGATCGATCTTGAAACAATCGAATATCTTCACTGGTGGAAGTTTCGCGCATTGTTTGATGGATTGTCTGATGATACGGAAATCAAACAGCGGATCATGTATCGTGGAATCGACCTGTCTACGGTCAAAGACAAAGAGGAGAAGAAAAGGATTGCCCGGATACAGAGAGCGATCCGGCTTCCGGCGGAGCAGTTATCAGATTATGACATAGGGAATGTGTTTGCATGAGGAGGAAGCTTGTGAAAACAGTAAAGAAACCTCCGGTAGAACGGAGATGGTTTGAATGTCCGAATTGTGGAACGCGACTTGCGATTTATGATAATACGGCTAAGTCCAGTCATGTTTATATCAAATGCAAGACGTGTAAAAGGGAAATAGAAATAAGAATATAAGCACTTTAAAATGAGCCGCAGAGCCTGTGCTATCCAAGAAAGAGAAAGGATGGATAGTATGGGGTATGACGGCTCTTTAAAATTTGATACGGAGATCAACGAAAAAGGCTTTAATAGTGGTTTGAGCAAGATGGGGAGTCTTGCCCAGACAGCGCTTGGGGTATTCAGCGGACAAATGATGACCCGTGCGGTGGATGGTATTGCAAATCTTGGAAAATCGGCGCTTGAAGCAGTTTCTAGTATGGAGCAGAATATCGGCGGTGTGGAAACGTTGTTTAAAGACAGTGCACAAGCCGTGATCGATAGTGCGAATATCGCTTATAAGACAGCGGGAATGAGCGCGAATGAATACATGTCCACAGTGACAAGCTTCTCTGCATCGTTGTTGCAAAGTTTGGGTGGAGACACAGAGAAAGCGGCTCAGATTGCGGATATGGCGATTATCGACATGTCAGATAATGCAAATAAGATGGGAACCAGTATGGAGCTCATCCAGAATGCATATCAGGGATTTGCCAAGCAGAATTATACGATGCTGGACAACCTGAAACTCGGATATGGCGGTACAAAGACGGAAATGGAGCGGCTGATCGCCGATGCCAACAAGGTCAAAGAAGCAAATGGTGAGATGGCAGATCTGTCGATCGATTCCTTTGCAGATGTGACGGAAGCGATCCATATCATCCAGGAAGAAATGGGGATTACCGGAACGACAGCAAAAGAAGCTGCGTCTACAATCGAAGGGTCTGTAAATTCGGCAAAAGCTGCATGGGATAATTTTTTGACCGGTTCGATTACCGCGGAAGAATTTGCAGAATCATTCAGTACAGCGGCATTTGTGATCTTAAAGAATCTTGCGGAAATCATCCCAAGGCTTGCTTCGACGATTCCGGCAATTGCAGTTTCACTCTGCCAGCAGCTTGCTACGGCAGTGCAGGAGGGTGGAAGTGAAATGTTGAGCTCCGCCGGAACTTTCATGCTCAATTCGCTTACAAATGGAATTGTAGTTGGTATCCCTCAGCTTTTAGCACAGGGAAGTGAAATGCTCCATCAGTATCAGAGTGTCATACAAACGAATTTCCCGGTAATTATGCAGAATGGTGTCAGTATAATTACGAATTTATTAACGGGAATCCTTAGCGCAGCCCCGCAGATCATCGCTCAGGTAGGTGAGATGATGACAACGTGGGTCGATACTGTGTTGGGGATGCTCCCAACGATTTTAGATTCCGGATCACAGATGATGCAGAATCTTTTGCAGGGGCTTGTAGAAAATGCGCCTAAGATATTGCAGCAAGCCTTTGATATGACGAGTAATTTCATCCAAACCATTTTGTCGCATCTGCCGTCCATTTTACAGGCGGGAGTGAATTTGATTTTGAATTTGCTTTCCGGACTTGTCCAGGCGGCGCCGCAGATCATCCAGCAGGCTGCGCAGATGCTGGCGGAATTTATCTCGACAATCGCTTCACATTTGCCGGAAATCTTGCAAAAGGGTATTGAGATTGTAGGGGAATTAATCGCGGGACTGATTAGCCGGATTCCGGATGTTATTTCATCCACGATCGATATAATCAGCAGTATCCAAGAATCGTTTGACAACATCGACTGGGTTAGTATAGGGCTTAATATTATCGATGGAATCGTCAGTGGTATTATCAGTGCAGCAGGAAGCTTAGTAGATGCGGCGGTAGGCGCGGCGGAAGATGCAGTGGAGGCGGTAAAAGATTGGCTGGGGATTGCATCACCGTCAAAGCTTATGCGTGATGAAGTTGGTAAATACATGGCTCTTGGTATGGGAATCGGATTCGAGAAGAATGTACCGACGGAAGAAATGACGGATCGAGTGAGTAGATCTGTTGAGCAGATGCGAGGGGCAGCAGAGCAAGTCACATCCAGAACGCCGATAACGGCAATTCAAGCATCGAAAACAGTGAGTGATAATTATACGGATGCAAAATTAGATCATAGAAAATTAAAAAAATTGATTTTAGAAGCAATAAACGAAGCGAACGAAAAACCGATTGTTCTTAATGGTAGGCAAATGAACAGATTTATGCGAGAGGAGGGATTTGTAAAGGCGTGAATATAGAATATGTAAATAGCTCAAATAAAAAGGTGGATTTGAATAGTGAACCTTACAAAATGCTCATATCAGACTTGCTAGATTACGACTGGGAAATGGTAGAGTCAGGAAATAAAATTGCCGGTTTTAAAAAAGGAATTTCAAAAAGAAGCATAGATATTGATGTGATTAGAACAAAGGGGAAATCTTCCCGAAAACTTGCAAATGATTTAACAGATATCTTTGAAGAAGATGTTCAATGTGGAATTCCCGGAAAATTATTTGTGGGAGAATATTATCTAACCTGTTATATTGTTTCTTGCGAAAAAACGAATTGGACAACCGATGTAATTTTGTCGTGTGAATACGGAGTGGTGACAGATCATCCTTACTGGGTCAGGGAGCACCGTTACAGCTTTAGAAAAAATGAAACCGATCCAGAGGGATCCAAGCGGTATGCGAATCGTTATCCGTACCGGTACGCCAATGGTCTGACAAACTCCCGAATTGTAAATGACCATTACGCGGACAGCAACTTCCTTTTGACGATCTACGGTCCGATTGTGGATCCGGTACTGTATATCGGCGGGCACGAGTATTCTGTGACCATCGTGCTGGAAGAGGGAGAATATCTGGAAATCGACAGCGCTGCCGAAACCGTGGTAAAGGTGAAAGTCTCCGGCGAACGGGTCAATGCGTTTCACAACCGAAGTTTTGAAATCTCGGTGTTTGAACCGATCCATCCCGGCGGACAGGATATCGGGTGGAGCGGTCGGTTTGCATTTGATCTGGTGATCTATGAAGAAAGGAGTGAGCCGAGATGGCGATGAAAGACTTGAAAGCAGTTCCGGAAGAACTGACCTTTACTGTGTCGGATCCGAAAGGTTGGGAGTTGGGATTCGTGAGGGATGTGGACAGCATCGATCTGGATCTGGGCGATACCAACGACTTTGAACTGCAGATCGACGCTTCCATCTGGTCGCCGGAGCGGTACAGTTGGAGGAACCGGATCTACATTCCGGGGACGGAATACGGCGGACTGTTGGAGGAGCAGCAGACATCTACTAAAGACAACCGTATTACATGGAGAGGGTATACCTGGCGAGGGCTGCTCAGTCAAAAACTGATCTATCCGCCGGAGGGACAGACTCATCTCACCGTATCAGGAGATGCCAATACGATCATACAGGACATTTTGGGGAACCGGTTCGGTTCTCTTTTTTGTGCGGAGACAAAGGAAAGCGGGATCCAGATCAAGAACTTCCAGTTTGACCGGTACTGCAGCATTCTTTCCGGATTGGAAAAGATGCTGGCGGCAAAGAACGCCAGACTGCAGATCATTTACCAACAGGGGAATCCGGGTGAGTACGGCGGACAGGTCGTGGTCGGCGCCGTTCCGGTGACGGACTGGTCGGAGGAACTGGAGTGCAGCCAGGATGGCAAGATGCATTTCACGACGAAAGACAGCCGGATGGGGATCAACCATCTGGTCTGTGCCGGAGAGGGTGAGGGGATCGACCGGAAGATCCTGCACCTGTACGTCCAGAAAGATGGGAGTATCGGACAGACCCAGTATTACAACGGTCTGGACGAACGGGAAGCACTTTATTCGTATACTTCCGTAGAAGACGACGCAAAGCTTCTGGAAGAGGGGACAGCGCGGCTCCGGGAATTGATGAACTATAAACAGATGGATGCGACCATTTCCGATGTGGATGTGGAGATTGGGGACATTGTGGGCGGGCGTGACCGGATCACCGGCATGTCGCTGCAGAAACCGATCGTCAATAAGATCCTGCGGATGAACAATGGGATCCCATCGGTGGAATATAAACTGAAAGGAGAAGAGTAGAATGGCATTTAAACCACTTACAGTGAATACGCCAATTGGAGAAGAAGCACACATCCTTGCGGAAGACGATGCGGCGCTCTACGACGGGATCTTCGGGGAAGACTGTGTGCTAAAGCTTGGGGAGCAGTTTGCATCCAAGACCATCAGCAATAACGTGATCCGTGTGATGGATGGCGTGGTTGTAGTTGGCGGTCATGTGGGGCGGATCATCAAAGGTGACTACGAAGACATGATGATTGACAATGGAATAGCGGATCAGAAACGAAACGATCTGATCGTCGCCCGGTTTCAAAGCGGCGGGACCGGCGGGGCAGATACTTACAGTCTGGTTGTTGTAAAAGGAACGCCGGGAGCCACGGCAAAGGATCCGGCAATCGTACAGGAAGATTTGTACGCCGGAGGAAAGCAGCGTGATTATCCGTTGTACAGGGTGCGGATTGAGAACTTGAGTGTCGTGGGAGTGGATAAGCTGTTTGGAGTTCAGCACCGGTTTTCGGATTTGATTGATGTGATCTATCCAGTGGGAAGTATCTATATGTCTGCAAATAATGTGAATCCGAAGAATTTGTTCGGCGGACAGTGGGAGGTATTCGGTCAGGGAAAGACCTTGATCGGAAAGGCTGCGGATGGGACATTTGGAACACTTGGGGCAACAGGAGGCGCAACGTCAAAAAATATTCAAGTAAATGCCCATACTCATGCTATTTCGCATACACATACAATTGCTTCCCATAGCCATACGATTGCGCATACGCATACGGTGAATGCACATAGCCATAGTATATCGCATACTCATGGAATGTCGCATAATCATACCGTTGGAAATACAGTGCTTTCAGCAACGCAGTTAACAAAACATACCCACGGATTTAATGGTACGAATGGACATCGCGATGCTTTTGGTGTCACAAGTGCCGGGAATGGCGGGGGAACATATAGCGGATATGTAAGTATAGCGTATAACGGAGAGGGAAGCGTTGCAAATGAAGCTACGGGTGGAAGTGGATCACACACGCATACACTTGGAACCGTTGGATTAACTACTGGCGGTTCTTCGGCAGCAAATTCGGGAAATTCATCTCCGGCAACAGGAGGATCTTCTGCTGCAAATTCCGGAGGGTCAGGAACATTAACATCAGGCAATGCGTCAGCTTCCAGTAGCGGATCCGGTGGAGCACAAACAATTTCCGTGGATGTAACACAGCCGTATATTGTAGTTAATATGTGGAAAAGGATTGCTTAAAAGAAAAGAGGAGAAAAGAATGGATAAAATCAAACTGAAGAATCATGAATTCGAACTGGCAGGCGGACATCGGACAATGGAAGATGTTTTTGAGTTCGATCTGGTGAAAAAGGAAACGATGACATTGAGTGATGTACATAACGTTTTCGATACGAAAGAAGAAACTGCAAGCATTACGATCATCTATAATGATGAGGAATTTAAGATTATTGACGGGTATACGCAATTGGTATTTTTTGCGTTACTTCCGAAAAATAATGACAAACCAATTGACATCATTACAGTCGGATTAAAATTGGACAAGACAGAGGAATACAAGGCTGAAACGTCTGCACTTAAAAAAGAAATCACTGATTTACAGATGGCTTTGGCAGAAGTTTACGAGAAAGTTGTTTCTGAAAAATAAATGACAGAGGAGGATACGATTATGGTAAGCATTTATGTATCATTAATCAGAAAAAAATTAAAAACACTGGAGGAAGTTCCTTTGGAAATTCGAGCAAAGGTTGAGGAAGCACTGAAAGAAGAGTAGAGGAGAGAACATGCAAAAAATCATAGTAGACATCTGTGCGATCATCATGCCGACTTTGCTCGGATATGTAGTCTGGCTTTTGAAGAACCAGAAGAAAGACCGGGACGCAAACAGCAAAGGAACGATGCTTCTCCTGCGCGTCCAGCTCATAGAATATCATGAGAAGTGGACGGAAAGAGGGTACATCACAAAGCATGGGTTAGAGAATTTCATCGAGATGTATGATGCCTATCATTCGCTTGGTGGAAACGGCATGGTGACAAAGTTGTTGGAAGAAATTAAGAAATTACCGATCAGGGATTAAAGGAGAGAAGATTATGAATATGGAAGTTTTCATGCAGTATGTAACGTATTTACTTATGGCAATCGGCGTGCTGGCGTTTATGACCAGCGCGATCGTACAGGTCATCAAAGAGATGCCGTATCTGAAAAAGATACAGACGAATGTGGTTGCGCTCGTGGCAGCCATGATCATCACACCGGTTGCGGTTGTGATCCTGTGTATCTATTATAAGATTACAATCGAGTGGTATTACATTTTTGCTTCGTTCTTGGCGGCGTTTATTGTTTATCTGGTTTCAACCGGCGGCTGGGAAAAAGTAACGGAGATGTGGAGCAGGACAAAATATAACAAGAAATAGAGAAGTGAATTATCTTGCTTTGGCTCAGGAATGCAGGTATACTAACAGCATAAATTAGTAAGAAAGCAGGTGTACTGAATGGCAATATTAAAAAACGAAGATGGAAAAGAACTGATTCTTTTGTGTGACTGCGAATGTGATGAGGGGATTCGAGTTAGAATAGACGCAGACGAAGAAACATATTGTTATCAGACGTATCTGAGTAGAAATTGGTATAGAGAGCAAGCAGGATTGTTGTGTAAGCTTAGGAAGATTTGGAGAATTTTAAGAAATAAAGATTTCTACTATTCTGAAATCGTATTGAATAAGCAAGAATGGGAAGTTTATAAGAATTGGGTTAATAGACAGTGAAATGTAGAGGGCGAGTGATCGTCCTCTTTTTAATTCCATAGGTAGGATGGAAAAATTTTGAAAAACCTCTTGACTTTCGCCTAGACGTATATTATATTATGCCTAGGCATAAAAGAGAGGTGAAGAATATGTCGCCGAGAACAGGAAGACCGATTGTAGGAAAAGAGCCAAAAAATAAACAAATTGCATTAAGAGCAACAGAAACAACGGTGAGAAAATTTCAAGAGTGTTCAGATGTTACTGGAAAAACCAAAACAGATTTACTTGAAGAAATGGTAAATAACCTACATGAAAGTCTGAAAAAAGAAAAATAGAGCAATCGCGCACCTACCAAGTAATACGATTGCTCTCTCAGAGAAGTTTCCTTCTGTAAATATTATAATGCAGAATGGAACTTCTTTCAAGAACCAAAATTTGAAAGGAGTTTTTTATTATTATGAACGATTTAATGAACAAAGTTGTGCAGACACCTATTGAGATAGCATTAGGCATTGATGAAAATGGAATGACCACAGCAAAGAAGTTGTATGAATTTCTTGGAATGGATTTAAAAAACTATTCACGGTGGATAAGAAACAATATTACAGAAAATCAATTTGCAGAAGAAAATGTTGATTATTGGGTTTTCGTCATGCAGGAAGAAAACCCATCGGGAGGGCGCCCAACGCAAGATTATAAACTTTCGGCGAGTTTTGCAAAGAAACTATCTATGATGGCTAGAAGTGAGAAAGGCGAACAGGCACGCCAGTATTTTGTACGTGTCGAAGATGGAATGAAAGAGGTTGCTCTTCGGCTTCAGAATATGTCTCCAGAACTTCAAGCCATCATTATGCATGATAAAAAGATTCAGCAGGTAGAAAGTAAAGTGGAATCTGTTAATCAGGATTTGCAGGATTTTAAGATGGACATGCCGATTCTCGGGATTGAAATTGACAAAATTACATCTGCGGTAAAAAAGAAAGGTGTAAAATGTCTTGGTGGAAAAGAAAGTAATGCGTATAAAGACAAATCTCTGCGTGGAAAAGTGTATCATGACATTTACAGAGAACTGAAAAGACAGTTTGGAGTCAGTACATATAAAGCAATCAAAAGAAATCAGTGTGATTTAGCTGTGGAAGTGATTGGACGCTATGAACTTCCGTATGTTCTTGCAGAGCAAATAAGGGACTGCAATGCTCAGATTAGCATGGAGGTGGCGTAGTATGAGACGAGAATATGATTTCAGAATTTTGTCCAAATACAAGTATCCGAACCTTGTAGCTGAATTTATGGAAACCGGTTACAGTATATGTACCTTGTCAGAGCACATGGGGAACGGCAGATGCAAAGAAGATGATGCAGTTATAAATGCTAAAATATTTGGTGATGAAAAGATTACTGCACAGGAGGCTTCTGGTTTAGCACAGCTCTTTGGGTGTAAACTTGAATATTTGTTTTCAACAGAAATTGAGATGATAGGTGATGTTCCAGCAGCATATATTCGCCATCTCGATTCCAATCGGCGGCAAGAGCGGGAAATGAAACTCTTTAGAATTTCAGAAGAGATAAGAAGAACTTTAAAACAAAAACCGTATTTGGGTGAATTTATGGAACAGGCTTTGACGTGGAATGAAGAACAGGTTCAACAAGCAATAAAAATGTTACAAGAATTAAAAACAGCATAACGATAATCAGAACATCTATCAGAAATGGTAGGTGTTCTTTTTATACAAAAATATTTTTGCACCGGTGCAACACCGGGGAAAGGAGCACATATGAGTATTTTTAATGGAGTCGCAGGAAACCGAGGACACAACCCGATCGGGGCAGTGATTCATAACGATGCAGGGAGCCAGAGCGCGAATGCAGCGCATTATCAGAGCTGGCTTCCAGGAATCAATCCGGAAAATGGATTCGCACACGACTATGTGTGTTCGGACGGAACAGTCCATGCCGAGGATGATTGGAACTGCGCTTGGCATTGCGGCGATGGCTGGGGAAACAATGAGTTCTATTCTGTCGAGGTCTGCCAGAGTATGGGGGACGTGAACGTGTTCAAAGCTAATGAAGAGCGTGCGCTGGCTCTTGTGGCGTCTAAATTCAAAGCGTGGGGGATCACACCGAACAACGACACAGTTCGTTTACATCAGGAGTTTTTCGCAACGTCCTGTCCGCACAGATCCATAGAGATACACGGTGGTTTTGATGCAACAAAGGCATATTTTATCAGGAGGATTGGTGAGCTTATGAACAGTACAGACAAATGGATTCAAGATGCTAAAGGCTGGTGGTATCGTTATGCTGATGGAAGCTATCCAAAGGAGCAGTGGTTAAAGCTGGATGCATGGTACTACTTCGATTCCTACGGCTATGCCCTGCGGAACCGATGGGGGTATATCAAAGGTCTGTGGTACTATTTTGGAGATGACTGCCGGATGGCGAAAGGATGGATCAAGTTGGATGGTCATTGGTATTATCTGAATCCGACCGTCGGCACAAAACCGGAGGGTGCGATGCTGACCGGTTGGCAGAAGATCGGAAGTTATTGGTACTTCCTGCGTCCGGCGCGCGACGGAGATCATCCGGAGGGATCCGCGGCGACGGAATGGATCCGGGACGATCTGTATTGGTACTATCTGCTTCCGGAGAAAAAAGGCAGCAAGCCGGAGTGCTCGATGGCGCTTGGTTGGGAACAGATCGGCGGCAAGTGGTATTATTTTAATCCGGACAAAAACTGCCAACCAATCGGATCGATGATGTGCTGCCACTGGATCACGGAAAACGGTAAGCGTTATTATGTGAAAGAGGATGGCGTGATGGCAGCAAATGAGAGTATCGTGATCGACGGAAAAGAGTACCGGTTTGACGGATCGGGTGCGCTGAAAGCATAAAAAAGAATCCGGCAACTTGTGTCGGATCCAGTGTTTTCGAGGAAAAATCGTCTTGTACTAACTACATGACTCCAAACCCACATACAAGATCCAAATTAATCCCTTCTGATTCAAAATAACCTTTTTCAATCGCGGCATACATCGGTGCATAAAAAATAGAATGTGCGACTTCATTCAGTGTTACATCGACGAGTTCTTTATTTTGTGACTTCTCGGGTGAGGGTGTTTCTTCCGTTTGGTTAGAGTCAGGCTTTGCAGTTGTCTCCTTACTGTCATTTGCGGTACATGCAGTGAGTAATGAAAGGATCATCACTGCGGCGAGTGTAAATGTGAGTAAACGCTTTTTCATAAATCCACCTGTATCAAGCAGCAGTTTTTCTTATTTACTATATGTGGGGCGGGAAAAAGCGTGAAAAAAGGAAGATTTAAAAATTAGATTTCAAAGTCTTCCTTTCAAAATAAGCCAGAATATACAGTTTGATTTGTGAACTGATCAAGAACCTTATAGAAAGGCGAGAAAATCAGTCTTCCTCGTCAAATTCGTCGTAATCATCATCCTCGTCAAATTCATCGTCGCCGTAATCGTCTTCCTCGTCGAATTCGTCGTCTTCATCTTCAAATTCCTCGTCATCTTCATCCTCATAATCGTCTTCATCTTCCTGGTTCCGGGAAGTTGCGCAGAGAATCACTAAAACGACAGCGAGAACGGCGCTGACGATCGCACTGTACAGCAGAATAGCATCCCCGTCTCGTTTCAAAAATGCAAAGACAGCTCCCGCAATATAAAAGATGATCGGAGCGATGTAAGCTGCGACGGAACGTTTGTTCTGCAGGATCAAAAGCAGAAGTCCGGAGACGAGCATACAGACTGCAAGAACGATATAAGTTGTTCCGGAAGAAGCCTGTCCGCCGGAGGCGATATTATCCAGTCCGGCAAGGAAACCACGGTATGCGAAATATCCGAAGCCAAGGATAGAGAGGATTCCGAGAATTACACGGACAACCCGATATTTTGCCGGTACATAATAAATGTAATCATCATCTTCCTCGAAATCGTCCTCTTCTTCATATTCCGGTTTGGTAACCGGGCGTTTCTTTTCCGGTTCCGGACGTTTTTTAGAGGTCTCAGAAACAGATTCCGGATCTTCTGTGCGTTTCTTTTGCGGAAGTTTTTCTGCGTCGCTTTTTTTCTTACGTGGTTTGTAATTCGGATCTGTGGCGAGCATTTCCTCGTAACTTTGCCGAACGGCACGTTCCCGTTTGGCGCGGACGTGCTCCGGAGGAATATTTCCGTAATATTGCTCTGTTTCTGTATTTACGGTGGTATTGGAAGTGGAAGAATTTGCCGGGGCAGATGGTCTGCTGTGCGGAGCAGATTTTTGGGCGGCGGATTCTTTTTTCCCGGTAGCAGCTTTGGCTGTCACATCTCTTTTTACGGTTACTTTGGCAGCTGTTTCTTTTTTTGTGTGAGTGCTTTTGGCAACCTGTACATTTTCTTTTTCAGAAGTCGGTTTTACTGCTTTTGCAGATGGTTTTTGGGGAACTGTTTTTTTCTCATGAGAACTGTCTTTTTTCGGAGCAGAAACTGCATTTTTTTTGTGAGCCGGATCCACGGGTCGTTCTGCCGGATTTCCGACAGGTTTTTCGGTTGGAGCTGCGTTTTGAACCGACCTTTTTTCGGAAATTGGTTTCTGCGCCGGAGCAACAGGTTTTTCCGGGGTTCCGGTTTTCTTCCGCGCGGATGCGTTTGCTTTTTCCGCGCGCTTTTTTGCACGCTGTTTATCTAAATCCCATTGCTTTTTACAGTCACGGCAGACTGCATATTCATGAAAGACCGGAGTGCCGCTTGCATCGGTTCCGACCTGTTTATTTTGTAATTCGACTTCTTTTCCACATATCGGACATTTCAT